CTGGGGCATCACCAAGCGTACCGCACAGGCAAACGGCTACAGCGGCTCCATGCGTGCCATGACCCGTGAGCAGGCGATCGGCATTTACCGTCAAGCATTTTGGGATCGTTACCACGCCGATCAAATGCCGGAAGCGGTTGCGTTCCAATTCTTCGATGCCTGCATCAACCACGGTCATGGCAATGCTGCCCGTATGCTGCAACGCGCCGCTGGCGTACCGGACGACGGCGTTATCGGAGCAGTCAGCCTCAAAGCCATCAATTCACTTCCGGAGAATGACCTTCTGCTCCGTTTCAACGCCGAGCGTCTGGTCTTTTATACCAAGCTGGGTACGTTCGGATCATTTGGCAAAGGCTGGATTCGTCGCGTGGCACAAAACCTGATTCATGCGTCTGCAGATAACACCGATTAAAGGGAGACAAACCATGTCAAAAAAAGTCACTCATCGCCCTAATGACCGCAGCCATGCTGCCCGATTTCAGCCACAGCGACCTGGGCATTCGCTACGCCATGCCGACTCAGGGGTGTTGGACGCAAGCCCACCGCAAGAGCGGGGTAGTCGCCGCGAAACGCGCAGCCAAAAAAAAGCGTCGCAAATAGCCGCCTTTTTCAAATGGTTGGGCGGCTTGGTATCTAATCCGGCCACAGGGAAAATCAGCCATACCAAACTATGGGCAAACGTGGCAGCTGCCTCTATGACCTATAAGTTCTCGCAAACAGCGGATGCGCCGGAATGGCTCTGGTGGGCTTATGGCGCATTGGTTGGCGGGTATGCATTAATCAAACGCGGCATCGCGGCGATTCCGCAGGTCGCTGAAATCCATAAAGGAAAAGACGATGTGGAAAACGTTTAACCCTACTTGGCAGACCCTGATTCTGATTTTGCTGATAGCAGGTGCAGTACCAACGATTTATTTCTGCGGCTATACGTCCTCAGCAAAGAAGGCGGCAGCTGAAAAAGCCGAAGTCATTGCTACTTATCAGGCTTCAGCCTTGGTCGCCGAGCAGCTCTATACCGAAAAGCTCAAAGCGGCTAATGAAGAAAAACAGCGTTGGTTTGATTTCGCACAAGCACAAAGCCGCGATTTAGCAACCGCCTATCAGCAAATCGGCCGCCAAGCGGCTCAATTGGAGAAGCAGATTGATGAAACTGTACAAAAAGACGGCAACCGTTTTAACGGCCTTGGCACTAACAGCGTGCAACTCTACAACCGTGCCCTCGGCCACGATTAAAACCGTTACCGTCGCGGAAATTCCCCCCGTCTCTTCCGAGCTGCTGCTCGTTCACGAACGCCCCGAGCGTCTGAGTGGCGGCTCTCCCGAACAACTTTTAAACCACGCCGTCCGCTATGGCGAATACTGCCAAAAACTGGAAAAACAAATTTCCGGCTGGCAGACATGGTACAAGAAAGGCCGTCTGAAAAATGACTGATTTTGCCGACCGCGCATCCGAACGCGAAGCCATCTTTCTCGCAGAATCCCTGTCAAAGTATCGACTGCCGTCTGAAACCACCGCCAGCCTCAGTCATTGTGAAGATTGCGGTTCACCAATACCAAAAGCAAGACAACAGGCAGTCAAAGGCTGTACGCGCTGCGTTGTCTGCCAAGAATATTTTGAACACGGATGGCCTTAAAAATGGAAAAAACCTTTATTCACATCGAGTTTTGGCAACTTGTCGGCTTTTTACTCTCATTCCTCGGCATCTGTTTCACCTTCGGCAAAATGCTGCTGGCTCAATTCCGCGAGCAGCAGGACGAACGCCAAAAACAGCAGGAACGCCTACAGGGTAAAGTCGAAATCATGGAAAACAAACTGGCGGAATTCAATGCCGGCCTGCCGCTCACATACGTCCTGCGCGAAGACTACATCCGCAATCAAGTCGTCCTCGAAGCCAAACTCGACAACGTCGCCGAGAAACTCACTGAAATCTACAAAATGGAAAGCGTAAAAAAATGATTAGCCAGGAACTGATCGCCAAACAACGGCGCGAAGGTATGCGTTGGAACATTATCAACACCCTTAATAAAGCCCGACCGCACACGACAAGCGAAACCTTCTTGTTGGACATCATGAACGCGATTTACCCGCAAACCACCGCACTGGAGCTGCGCCAACAACTTGATTATCTGGCTGACCGCAAAATGGTAGACCTCAATAAAGCCCCGCATGGCCTGTGGTTTGCCGACTTGACCAGTTTGGGTGTCGATATTGCCGAATATACGGTGGAGTGTCGTGCCGGTATTGCACGGCCTGAGAAAGTATGGAGCTAGGCATGGCGCAACGCAGCAGTATTGAAAAACTCCCCGAAGCCGTCCGACATGAATTTGAACGGAAGCTGGTAGAAAACGGTTTTTCAGACTACCAAGCCATTGCTGAATGGCTGCAAGACCAAGGCTATGAAATCAGCCGCTCAGCCGCCCACCGCTACGGCCAAAAAGTGCAACGTCGTTTTGCTGCCATCAAATCCAGCACCGAAGCCGCGCGACTGATTGCCGAAGGCGCAGCCGATGAAGGCGATACCCGTAGCGAAGCCCTGATGGCCATGCTGCAAACCGAACTGTTCGACGCATTGGTAGCCATAGGCGAGATGGACAGCGAAGAATTAAACGCGCTCGACCGTTTTGGCGTGATGGCCGAGGGAGCGAAGAAAATTAGCGGTCTGATTTCCGCCAGCACACGTCTGAAAGAGTATCAGGCCAAGGTCAAAGCCAAAGTACAGGCGGCCGCCGAAGATGTAGCCAAGCAGGCCAAGAAAGGCGGCTTGTCTGAAGAATCGGTCGAGGCCATCCGCAAGCATATTTTAGGGATTGCATCATGACGCCGTCTGAAATCCGAAATACCCGCCCATCAGAAGACCGTACCCCTACGGTCTTATTGCCGTATCAGCAGGCTTGGTGCGCCGACCAGTCGCCTGTGAAGCTGTGCGAAAAATCGCGCCGTATCGGTTTGAGCTGGGGCGAAGCAGCGGACACCGCGCTGCTGGCCGCGTCCGCCAAAGGCATGGATGCATGGTATATCGGCTATAACAAAGACATGGCCTTGGAGTTTATCCGCGACTGTGCAGGCTGGGCGAAGCATTATCAGTTGGCGGCAGGCGAAATCGAAGAAACCGAGGAAGTGTTTGTCGAAGGCGACGACCGCCAGGCCGTGTTAGCCTTCGTTATCCGCTTTGCTTCCGGCTTTCGCATTACCGCCTTATCCAGCCGGCCGTCCAACCTACGCGGTAAACAAGGCCGCGTGATTATTGATGAAGCAGCGTTCCATGAACAGCTTGGCGAGTTGCTTAAAGCGGCAATGGCCTTGCTGATGTGGGGCGGCCAGGTGCATATCATCTCTACGCATGACGGCGTAGACAACCCGTTCAACGAGTTGATTAACGATGTGCGTGCAGGGAAAAAACCTTATTCCGTCCACCGTATCACCTTTGACGAAGCGGTCGAACAAGGCTTGTACCGCCGTATCTGTCTGCGTTTGGGCAAGGATTGGACACCCCAAGGCGAAGCCGCGTGGTGTAAGGAAATTCGTGATTTCTACGGCGAAGATGCCAGCGAAGAGTTGGACTGTATCCCGAAAAACGGCGGCGGCAAATGGTTGAACCGTGCCTTAATCGAAAGCCGTATGACCCCATACACGCCGGTTATCCGCTACGACCAGACCGACGATTTCGGCCTACTGCCCGAACCGCGCCGAGCCGCTGAAGTGGCTGACTGGATAGCCGACACCCTGCAACCGTTGCTCGACGGTTTGGATAAGACCCGCACCAGCTTTGTCGGCGAAGACTTTGCCCGCAGCGGCGACCGCACCGTGATTGTGCCGCTCTTACAAAGCAAAGACCTGATTTTAAAACCGCCGTTTGTTTTGGAGCTGGGCAATATGCCGTTTGCCCAGCAGGAGCAAATTATGCAGCACCTGTTGGCCAAGCTACCTAATCTGCGCGGCGTGGCCTTGGATGCACGAGGCAACGGTCAATCTCTGGCAGAAGCCATGCGCGATGCGTTCGGCGCAGAAGTGGTGGAAGCCGTGATGCTGTCGGAAAACTGGTACCGCACCCATA